GGAAAATTAGAAGAAACAATCAACCAGATGCAGAAGCTAAAACGGGAACTGAAACTAAAATCATAATATGGAGCTTCCGTGGCTGTAGCCGCCACACTTTTTCTTTCTCCTCCTTCGCGTAGGTCGGCTCCGGGCGCATAGGGCGCCCGGGGTTGGCCTATAAAAAAAACTGTAGGGGCGCAGTGCCTGCGCCCGGCTAAAAGAGAGGGAAAAATGGATAAAAAAACGATTTACATTTCGGCGGAAGCGTCAAACCGGGAAATCCGGGAATTACAGAGTCTCGGCTATAAAATTATTTATATATTAGAGTAAGAGGGAGAGATGGAAACAATCGCAGGAATATTGTTCTGGTGCGGATTTGTGGTCGCCTGTTCGGACGGTGAGTGGTTCCCTTATATTAATTATATTGGCGCTCTCGTGGCCGTCATCGGCGCAGCCGGAATACAATTACTGGATTCCCCGATTAAATCGGGGAATGACGGTTTTTTATTGGATTCTCCGGTCAAGCCGGAGAATGACAAGATTTGGAGAGAGGGGAAATGAAATCAGAATATACAGCACAAGAACTGACCGGATTTTTAGAAATCTCAAAACGGTACATACAAATCCGCGCAAAAAAAGAAAACTGGCCACACAAGGTAGAAGAAGGCAACGGCGGCAAAACCAAGCATTATCTTCTCTCCTCCCTCCCTTCTGACATCCAGAAAAGAATCGTAGAAAAAACAAACCCTACCTCAGCCGAGGCGCTTCCTGTTTTATCGCCCGAAGCGGCGCTAATAGCGTTAAGGAAACTTTCCGACTTTCCGGACACGAGCCTTGCCGGCATCCGGGATGCGAAAGGCCATGTTTTAGAAAGCTCCATCTCGGAAAATGATTTAAAAAACAAAGTATTTACCCGCTGGGTCCGGGTCATCCAGGAAGCAGAGCACGTTCCCCCAGGCTGGAAAAAACGCGCCTGGATTGAAAACGTGGCTTTGCGCCATGAGGTTGACTGGAGAACTATATATAAGAAATTAAAAAAATATAATTCCCAGGGCCTCGTCGGATTAACTCACCGGAAATCTACCCGAAAAACTCCAAAAGTCTGGACGCCGGAAGCGGTTGACTTCTGGCTGGGCATGGTATTAAAGCGCTCGCACCGCAAAATATCCAAAGACTCTCTCTTTAAGTGCCTCAAAATAGAGGCGCACAAGCGATCATGGCAGACCGGCTCATACGAATCCGCACTCTGGTGGCTCAAGAAAAAACTCAATCCCCAGCTCTTAGCTCTCCAGCGCGGAGGCTTAAGAGCGCTTGACAACACGCTTCCACCGATCCTCCGGGATTACTCCGACCTCGAACCCTTTGAAATCCTGGTGGGCGACCAGCACCGCTTCGATTTTTGGGTGATTGATGAGGAGACCGGCGAGGTATTCAGGCCGGAATGCTACATGTGGCAGGACTTGCGCACGCGCATTATCTACGGCATCGCCATAGACCGGCGCTATGACGCCGGACTCATGGGCATGGCGCTCCACATCGGTATCCGGTGTTTCGGCGCGTTTAAAAATATCTACACGGACAACGGCAAACCCGAGAACTCCCGCTACATCATGGGGATCATGAAAGACATGAAATCGCTGGGGCTTTCGGTTGAGAGAGAAATTGATTATCCGCTTGACCTGAACGGCAAAGACCCCGAAGAGATCATGCCCGCCTTTGTTATGCCCGGCGAGCACCGGCGGGCGATCGTAAAAAACGCGAAAGCGAAGATGATCGAGGGCACATTCAATATTTTCGAAGGCATTATGCGGGATCGCTTCTTACTACCCGGCAACGTCAAACGTCTCGCCGCTCCGAGCGAGCATCAGGATATTGACCAGAAAGAAATTGAGAGCCTGGCCAGATCCGGCAAGCTTACCACCTACAGAGAGTTTGTCCTGGCCATGTACCTGGCCGCAGATTATTACAACCGGGAAAAAACGCATCGAGGCGTGCTCAAAGAATGGCACGGGCAACCGAAACCAAAAAGCGCGACTCCGCTCCAATGCCTTGAAGCGTGCTACCTGCACGAGGGCTGGTGTCCCGTGAAATTATCAGACGACGCTATTAATATACTATTTCTTCCCCGCGCCACCCGCAAAATTGACCGGGGCCGGATCACCTTCCAGGGGAAACAATATGAAAGCGATTCGTTAATCCCATTTCACGGAAGCACGGTTGACCTCCGGTATGATCCGGTTGCCCCGGACGACATCCTGGTTTTTTATCAGGGAGAATTTATTGCGCGCGCCGAACTGGTCGAGTACTCCTCAATGAAAGACCATGATCTGGCGGAGCGGAAAATAGAAGAAAAAGCGAAGCGGCGCAAGGAATTTTCTCAAAAATACCATGACCTTACCTCACGTGTGCCTGATTTTAGGAAGTACTCCACCACCCCGCAACTCGAAAAAGCGGCGGCCATTGTCGGCGACGAGAGGCGCAAGAAGCTGGTTGAACACACCGAACTTTACCGGCAGCGCACGCTGGACGAGCTTGAGGCGGAAGTTGCCGCCATCGAAGAAAAATCCCAGGCCGCGGAAATCCAGACCCGCAAAAAACCCTTACCCCCGAAACCGAAATATTTCTTATCGGAACTATCGAGATATGAGTGGTGCGTGAAATACCTTTCAGCCGGCGGTGACCTCCCCGCGGAGGATAAAGACTGGATGGAGACACACGAGGCAGCCATGCCGGCAGATCAACGGGAATACTGGGACACAGTCCGTGAAGTGGGCTTATAACCGCAAAGGAGGAGTGAATGAAAAACGAATTTATCCCGACACAGAATATAAATAAATTTAACGACATCTGCGCGGAGCTGGAAGACCCGCAAAGCACCATCGGGCCTTCGCTGGCGATGGTGACCGGCCCGGCAGGTAGAGGAAAATCTGAGGCGGCAAAACATTACGCCGCGCAGAACAGCGCAATCTATCTCCCCCCACTCAATATCAGAAGCGCGGCAATGCTATTGCGGGAGATCACGTTTGAGTTGTGCAAAGTGCGACCGGGACGATCCGAGACCTGCCTCACCATTATCGGTGATGAAATGGCCAAGGAACGGCGGTTGATCATTGTGGATGAGGCTGACCTGCTACCAATGCAGGTGCTGGAGATGCTGCGCAACGTAAATGAGCGGCACTCATGCCCGGTATTGCTGATCGGCGAAGAAGGAATGAAAGGAAAAATCGAGAGCCGTCGGCGTCTCTCCTCCCGGATCCGGAGACGGATGGAATTTTCACCACTCACCCAGCCGGACATAGTTTTGTTCCTGCGCAAAGCATTAGACATCAAACCCGCGCCGGAGGTCGTTACCGCTCTTCACAAATTTTCAAACGGGGACTGGAGGCCGGTGTTGACCGCGGCGATAGCGATTGAGCGGGCCATGAGGGCAAGCGGGTTGACTGAGGTTAGCGTTGAGCTGGTTAAAGAAATTGTGGGTGCGAAATGAACACACCCCTAACCCCTCTCAAGAGGGGAATAAAGAAAACCGGACTGGCGAAGCGAATGCGCGTGTGGATGCGCGAGCAAAAACAGATATTCACCTGGCAGGAACTATTGATCTGCGTTGATATACCGGGTGGCCCGGAGAAAAAAACTATTTATTCCGCGCTGAATGATTTTATCAAGCGGGGCGAGGTTATCAAGGGTGAGGATGACTATACGTATCAATACAACCATACCCGGAAACCACATGGATATGATGGGAGAAAACAAAGGATTTTAAAGGCTATTTATGTGTCAAATAGCCGTTTTACGGCCTCCGACATTCAGCGCATTTCCGGGGCGCCGCAAAAAGTATGGGTCACTGAGATAATCCGTAACCTGCGCAGCAGGGGCTATGTAACGAGGGTATCGCGACGGAAAAACCACCGGGGGGTTGAGCGGGAATATGCGGTAACGAGCCGGGACCGGTTCAGGATGGAAATATTGTGAAAAAGCAACGAGCAATGAGCAATGAGCAAAACGCGAGAGTTAGAAATGCCATGCTGGCGAAAGTCCACATCGCGAGAAAAGAACTGGGCATGAAAGAGGATGAGTATGAAGCGATTCTGGAGCGGTTTAACGTAACCACCGCGGCTGATCTAAAGTTCAAAGACCTCGAAGAGATGATCAAGTTTTTAAAATTTTTAGGCTGGCAATCTAAACCGACCGCGCAAATTAAGGCTTTGCGGCAGAGAGTGATGAATGAGGTCGCGACCATCGAAAATGGGAAAACCCGGCTACCCGGATTGGTAAAAAAAATATGCGGAGCCGAGCGGCTTGAATGGTGCCACAGCGTGAGCGCGCTGGAGCGGCTGATCGCAGTGATAACAAAAATTAGTGAAGGCGAGAAAAATGACGCAGAAAGAATTGTTTCGCAAGGTATGCGATGAATGCGGGAAAGAAGTCCATAACCTCATGAAATACAGAGAAAAAAAGGTTTGTGTAAGTTGCTGGTATAAATTGAGGTTTCCGAAAGAGCACGCCAAAAGCAAGGAGGCAACCCATGAAGCCACCACTGAGCCAGGAAGATAAAGAATTTTATAAACAACGCATCCTGGTAGAGCTTACGAAAAACCACATCGGCGCGGAGAAGGCCATCGGTATGGGCGAACTGCATGAGCTGGTTTTTAAAGAGACCTGGCATCATCGCATTAATGATACCAGGCTGCTGCGCAGGCTCATTACCGAACTGCGTTGGGACGGCGTGCCGATATGCTCGGTATCCTCTAAGGATGGCGGAGGGTATTATCTCGCAAGCGTGGGATCGGAGCTGAAAAAATTCTTGGATAAATTACACCGCCGCGCCCTAAAAATTTTAAAGATAGAGGCCAAAATAGAGGGAGTCAGCATGCTGGAAAAATTGGGGCAAATGTCGCTAAATCTGCGGGAGGGCAGTGATGACGCTGCATGAGCAGGCAGATCAGCACCTGGCAAAGATTGCGGAATTAACTGGCCGGATTGAGCTCCGTGAAAAGACTTTTGAGCGCGAAGTCCAGGAGTTGCGTGGGCTCTATCAGCCGGAGCAGGAGAAACTAAAAAAAGAATTGGCAATAGAGGCAAACAACCTGCTGACACTCATGAAGAAGAACAAATCTGACCTGTTTGAGAAAAAAGAAAAAGTCGTGCTCCCACATGGGATGCTGATACACACCATCGCATCAAAATTGACGTTGCCTAAAAACGCGGTGGACCGGATTGAGGAGATGGGCTGGAATGAGGCGATTAAAATCGCCAAAAACGTTGACCGGGAGATGGTGGAGAAATGGCCAATCGAGCGGATCATCGCTATCGGCGGGGATAAGAAGCCGAAGGAAAAATTTGAGTATGAATTAAAAAAGGATTGAGGGGAAAATGGCTACGATAAAAATAACCTGCCCGCACTGCGGGGAAATAACCGAGTGGTATAACATGAGCGCGATACTGGATGTCTGTCCGAAATGTTTAAAGCCGTTAGAGCAAGGAGTAGAGAGCGAAGAGCGAGAAAATAATGAACTTTAAAAAATATGTTATATGGTTTATTGTTGCGGCGGCGTTAATCATGGCCGGCCGAAGTGCGGTCGCCGATCATCAGGCGGCGCTCCGGCAAAAGGTGATCTCCCCCGGATATTGGGAGCCGACCATTGAGGATTTGCGGAAGGCGATGCGCTATCACGGAATTTTTTTCGCCAGGGAAAACGAAAACCACGAGTGGTATTTTGTAAGAGATGGGAAGCGGTGCAGATTGTTTGCATATTTAAAGGCCGTGAAACGTAAACCGTAAAGTGTGAACTGTAGGGGCGCAGTGCCTGCGCCCGATTTTAACGAAATCGGCGACAAATTCCTAAAATGAGGAGAAATGGAAGAAGTCAGGAGACAGGAGTCAGGAGCCAGAATACAGAGGCAGAAATACGCTGATCCGATAGCGTGTCCGGTGTGCGGAAAAGTGCTCGGTGAGTGGGTGGAGGTCAAAGGATCAGTCACCATCCGGAAATGGTGTCCGAGATGTAAAGAGTTTCGGTTTATTACAAAAAAAGCTTGATTTAGCAGGATGAAATTATTAAAATGCGAAGTATAAAAACATAGACCATTGGATGGGCAGGAAAAAAATTTTGTTTTTAGATTTTTTAAAAATTATTTGGAATGGGTTTTTATCTTATTACGGTGCATTTATAGGAGTGTTTGGTCTTTTGTATGGTTTTTATAAAGACCGTCAGGCTAAAAAGTATAAGAGCATCGGGCTTAAGCCAGGGCTGACACAGTGGATAGATAAAATTGAGGATGTGAATTATTGCTATGCGCTAAGTATAATTTTAATAAATAACGGACTTGGGCCTGCGCACATAGAAAAATTTGAGATAACAGTCGATGGAAAGGCGATACAGGAAGAAGGAGTTGATTTAATAGAAAAGGTGGCAAAAAGCGTAGTTTCTGATTATGAATACAGCATTATTCACAAGAGTTATCTTGGCCCAGGCTATATAATGGCAGCATCAGAAAAGAAGGTCATTTGTAGCATTATATTTATGGGTAAAACTCGGTCTTGGCCTTCTCCTAAGGATGTCGAAAATGCAATTAAGAGAACTGCCATGAATATAAATTTTAAATCTTTTGATGGTAAGAAAGGCTTCTACACAACGGAAGAAAAAAACACTAAAAAATAATTAGCGGCCTGAGCGCCCAAATATAAAAAGTGAAACGTGAAGCGTAAAACGTAAAGCGTTTCAAAAATAGCGGCCTGAGCGCCCGATTCGTTCCGTGAAAACGGAATGGGTCGGGCGTTTTTATTTTTAGGGATGTTATGAAAAAACCTCTGACTACTCAACAGGAGGCAAACATGGCAAACGATAAAAAAACGCTTGTGGATCGCATACCGGTTTGTCCACACGGAACACTAGACAAAATGAGCGGGGAGCTGGTTGTGCGGCTACAAAATATGGAGGGGGCGATCGGCCAAGCGCTTTTTTACAATTCTGGATACCGGTGCACGGAGTGTAACAAAAAAGAGGGCGGTGTTAAAAACTCAGCGCACCTGCGAGGAGCAGCCGTAGACATTAGATGTAAAACATCCGGAGAAAGATTTGCTTTGATAAAAACCGCCCTGGAACACGGCTTTAAACGGATCGGGATAGGCAAAAGGATAATACACCTGGATGTGGACGGTTCGCTGCCCCAAAAGGTAGCCTGGTTATATTAACTATAAAGGAGACCAATGACACCCGACCAAATTGCAGTTGTGACCGCGATAGCTAACCTGCTAAGAGAAATATCTGGGTGGCCGCTGGGAACGCTACTGTTATTCATCATAATTGGCCCCTGGGTCATCGCGCTGGTGCTTACGTATACACAGGGCAAACGATTTGAGCGGCGGTTTGAAGAGGTGGTGAGGATGTACGAAAACAATGTGTCGCTGGCCGAGCGACAAGAGGAGGTGGCCAGGGATTTGCGCGAAGTTGTGATAATGAACACCCAGGCCATGACTAAAGCTTGTGACGCAATCAACTCTAACCAGTTCTGCCCGATGGTGCGGCTGGAGAAAACAGCGCCGGGGAGAATAAATCCGTAGTGGCATGGCACGCCATGCCCAAAAAAATTAGGAGAGAAAATGAGTGAACGATTGATTATGGAAGGCGCGCTGGCCGAGAAAAAGCGAAGGCAAATTGCGATCGCAACCAAAGCCGACGGCATTATCCGGGCGATTAAAATGATTATCCAGCCCGGCGCGATCCGGCCGTTTGTCGAGCTCAAAACCGGCGAAGCCCGGCAGTTAATCATCGAGCTGGACGATCTGCACACCGAGTATGTCACTCTCCTCGCCGAGATTGCGGAAATAAAACAGGAGCTGGGAGATGCCTAAGGTCCGTCAGCACAGCCGTATATCGGATGAGCTGCCAACGGAGATCCGCGCGGAGGTAAACCGGCTTTTGATCGAGCCGGGTGTTACCTATGACGACATCCAGAAATTTCTCTCCGAGAAAGGCTATGACATCAGCCGCTCTTCTATAGGCCGCTATGGCAAAGATTTTCTGGCTTTCTGTCAAAAGGTGCGGATTGTCGAGGATAAGTCGAAAGCGTTAGTAAATGAGGCCGGAGAAGGGCTGGTGCTGGAGGAGGCGGCAAGCAAACTTTTTGCGCGAAAAATCATCGAGTTGCAGCTTGAGGACAGCATTGACCTCAAAGCGATACCCCGCATCCTGAGCGATTTTGCAAAGCTCCAGGCCTCTTCGATTATGCGTGAGCGATTAAAGGATGACTTTAAGAAAAAGGTGGATAAGGTTACCGAAAAAGTCTCCAAAAACAAAAAACTGGATCCGGAAACCATCCGGATAATCAAAGAAGAAATTTACGGGATATTGTAATGGGCGAACCGGCAGTAAAACTTACCGAATACCAAAAAAACTGGGAAAACGACCACTCCCGGTTCAAGATTGGTGTGCTCACCCGTCAGGGCGGCAAGAGCTTTGAAACGTCTCTCGAGGCGGTGCTGGACTGCGTAGAAGTTCCAAACACGCTCTGGGTATTCCTATCCGCAGGAGAGCGGCAGAGCAAGGAGCTGGTTGGAAAAGCCAAAATCCACGCCCGCGCGATGGGGAAGGCGGTTGAGGTTCTGGAATCCGAATACTGGACTGACAAAGAAACAAAGTATAAACAGCTTGAAATTAATTTTCCCAACGGATCGCGCATTATCGGGCTGCCTGCCAACCCGGATACCGCCAGAGGCTGGTCAGCAAATATACTTCTCGACGAATTCGCGCTCCACAAAGACAGCCGTGAGATTTGGAAAGCGTTATTCCCGACCGTAACCCGCGGCTATAAAATCCGCATCATCAGCACATTTAAGGGCAAAACTAATAAATTTTATGAATTGTTTTTCAGCGCCCCTACTTTGCAAAAATTCAACGGGCGAGATCAAGAATATGTCGGCGATCGCGGCGGGTGGAGCAAGCATTTCGTAAATATTTACCAGGCGGTGGAGATGGGGCTGGATCTGCATGATGATGAAGGCAAACCGATTGAACCCGAAGATCTGCGCCTGGCGCTCAGCGACGATGATGCCTGGATGGAAGAGTTCGAATGCGTTCCCTCAGATGAAGCGACCGCTTTTCTCACCCACGATCTGATCAGCGCGGTGGAAGATCCCCGCATCGATAAACAACCTCTTTGGGTTGAAAAACTTATCGCCGTCGCCGAAGAAAATTACAAAGAATACAAGCGCACCAAGGTCCGGCCGCCGCTGCCGTTGGATATTTTTCAAAACGTTGAATTTCTCGGCGAACTGTACGTGGGCATGGATATCGGCCGACATAAAGACCTCTCGGTTATCTGGCTGGACCAAAAAATTAACAATGTGCTCCGAACCCTCGCGGTTATTGATCTCAAGCAGAAGCCCTATTTTGTCCAGGAGCAGGTATTGCACTCTGTTTTAAGCCAAAAAGCTTTCCGCCGGGCCTGCATTGACGAGACCGGCATCGGAAGCCAGCTTGCCGAGGGAGCGAAAGATTTGTTCGGCGAATACCGGGTTGAGGGAATACCCTTTACCGCGGAAAACAAGGAAACCCTTGCCGTTGGACTGAAGCAAAATTTTGAGGATCGTGGCAGCGAGATCCCTGCGGATAATACAATCCGTAACTCGCTTCACAGCGTTAAAAAATACGCGACCACCACGAAACATTTTCGTTTTGACGCGGAGCGCACGGATGCCACCGGCCACGCCGACCATTTTTGGGCAAAGGGGCTGTCTGCCCATGCGGGGACAGGCGCAATTATGAAGATCGAGTTTCAGAGCACCCGGCAAAAGCGGGATTTTATGACCGTGAACCGGTATCTATCCAATTAAGAGGAGCACATGGCTGAAGAACAAACCAAAAAGCCTGAAATAAATGAAATCGCCACCGCGCAAAAAGATATTGACATTTTCGCGGGCTGGATCAACCGGTTGGAAAATCCCGATCCCGTGCTCCGCACTGAAGCGCAAGGCAAGGGACTGAAACTCTACGATGAGGTTGACCGGGACGCGCACGCAGGAAGTGTTTTACAGACGCGGTATCTCTCGGTGGTGGGCAAGGAATGGAACATCGAGCCAGCCCAAACCGGCATTTCACGGGGAAGACCCCGCGCTGAAACCCAGGAACAGAAAATCGCGGATTTTGTCAAAGAGGTTTTTTTAGAATGCAACTATGATCAGGCGCGGCAGGACCTTCTCCAGGGCATTCTCTATGGATTCTATGTCGGGGAGGTGATGTGGAAATACGCAAACGATCAGGTGCGAATAGCAAAAATCAGAGCAAAACATCCCCGGAGGTTTTCTTTTACGACCGACCGGGAACTCCGGCTCCTCACCCCCCAAAACATGATCGAGGGTGAAGAGGTGCCGGACCGAAAATTTATCGTTTTTAATTATGGCAGCTCAGACAACCCGTACGGTAAAGGGCTGGGACAGAAGCTCTGGTGGCCGGTATGGTTCAAAAAGCACGGGATCAAGTTCTGGATGATATTTTGCGAAAAATTCGGCGCGCCCACACCGGTGGGTAAATACCCGCCCGGCACAAAAAAAGAAGATCAGGACCTCCTTCTGGCTGCCATCGACGCGATTCAGCAGGAAACCGGGGTGATCATACCTGAAAATATGCTGATTGAGCTGCTTGAAGCCCAGCGCTCCGGAACGATCAATACCTACGAATCTCTCTGCGGTTATATGGACAAGCAAATAAGCAAGGCGGTGCTCGGCCAGACCGCAACTACCGAAGGTACACCGGGAAAACTGGGGAACGAAGACTCCCAGGAAAACGTGCGCGACGACATCACTAAGGCCGACGCGGATCTGCAGTGCGAATGCATCAATAACACCCTGATCCCCTGGGTGGTTGATTTTAATTTTCCGGGGGTAACTGCTTACCCGAAAATCTGGATCCGCACCAAAGAAGAGGGCGACCTCAAGCCTCTGGCTGACCGGGATGTAATACTGGTGCGGGATATCGGATTGCCGGTCGGAAAACAATATTTTTACGATACTTATTCGATTCCACAACCGGAGGAAGGCGAAGAGCTGGTAACACCGCAATCGTCAGCGCCCAGGCTGTTTTCAGAATTTTCGGAAGGCGATATTTCCGAAAGCCTGGATGGAGACATGGAAAAAAAACGGCAGGAGCTGATCAACGGGTATTTCGACCAAGTAGCTTCAATCACCGGAGATCAACGCAACGAAGCCCTTAGCGAGATCCAAAAAATGATGGTCGCTTCTCCCGGCATGACCGAGGCCGCTTTTATTGCAGCGGTGTATCAGACCTTGAGCAAATATTACCAGAATTTAAATCAGGCGGATATCTCCGGCGCGGTTAAAGAAATTTATGATTTTTACCGGCTCTCGGACAAATCAACCTGGCTGGGCAACGAAGCGCCGGTAACGTTTTCGTTTACATCGGTTGATAAGGGCGTGCTCGACGCCCTGCAAAACCTCGACAAATGGCATCTCTCCAGCATGATCGAGAATCAGGACATGCAGGGGCCGGTGATGAGCTGGCTGAAAAATCAGTATTTCGAAAAGGGTGAGGGACTTTTTGGCAGGGGAAGCCAGACGGCGATTGCCGGATTCAGGAATCAGTTTGAAGATCAACTTGCCGGGCTGGAAGACTGGCAGATCCGGCGGATCATTGACACCTCGGTTACCCGGATGCGCTCGATCGCCGACATCATGCAAGCAGATCAGGCGGGGGTGGCAAAATTGCGGATTGTGGCCGCCATGACCGAACGGACCTGCGAGCGGTGCGCGGCCCTAAACGGCGCCGAGATGGAGGTGTCCGGGGTGCGCAGTAATATGCTCAGGCAGATTAACGAGAGACCGGATTCGGGGGCGTATTTACAGATGCCGTTGCCGCCGTTTCACCCGAACTGCCACTGCCGGACAGTAATGGTGGTGTGATGGAATTTACATTCAAATTGGATCCGGATCCGAGGCAGATCGCGCAGAAGTTGAAAAAGGATATTGCGGAGGTTATTCAGTCCGGGCTTTTGCGGGTGGCCGGAGCAATCGAGGCTGAAGCGGTTGCCGTTGTGCCTCGGCGCACGGGCAATCTGGCCAACTCGATCAGAAAATATATGACCAGCCGGAACTCGGCAATGGTAACCGCGACTGCGCCGTATGCAGTTTTCGTTCATGAAGGCACCGGCATGTACGGCCCGGAGAAACGGCCGTTTGATATAAGACCGAAAAATAAAAAGGCGCTCGCATTCACTTGGCAGGGGAAAAAGACCGTGGTGAAAAAAGTAACTATTCAGGGACAGCGGCCGCAGAAATTTTTTGAGCAGGCAGTTAAAAAAGTTCACCCTCGTTTTCAGGAGATTTTTCTTGGAGGGGATAAATTCGATTGAGGCGAGAAATTTGCCACTCTGGTGCAATGAAGGATAAAAAGCAGGAAAAGATACCAGTAAGAGGTTTATGTCCTTTCATGCGCGGAAATTTTAAGCCAGGCTGGGAAAACTAAAAGACGCAAGGATCAATCAACGAGGTGAAGCATGCCATACCAAAATTTGAAAGACCTCCCGGAAGAGGTAAAAGCTCTGCCAAGGCATGGCCAGGAGATATTTCGGGCGGCGTTCAACGCGGCCTTTGAGCAATATGAGGGTGATGAGGAAAAGGCTTTTGCCGCGGCCTGCGCCGCGGTAAAGGCAAAATATAAAAAGCAAGGCGACGAGTGGGTCGCTAAAGGAGGTGATTTTATGGATGGGAAGTGGATTGAGGTCTTTAAAACCGGCACCCACACCGATGCCGCTGGCGACACCAGAACCTGGACTGAGGAAGAACTTGACCAAATCGCCCAAAGATATAATCCCGAAAATCACGAAGCTCCTGTTGTTATCGGTCATCCGAAAGACAATGCTCCGGCGTGGGCATGGGTGGAAGGGTTGAAGCGCGAAGGCCAAGTCCTGCTGGCAAAACTCAAACAGGTGGTCCCGGAATTCGCCGACATGGTGAAAAAAGGGCTTTTTAAGAAGCGTTCAATATCCCTTTACCCGGATTTAACTCTGCGACATATCGGGTTTTTGGGGGCGATGCCGCCGGCAGTCAAGGGGCTGTCGGATATCGCCTTTAAGGAGGGCGAAGAAGCGATCGCCTATGAATTCGACGAATGGAAAGACCGGACCATCGGAGACGTTTTCCGGCGGTTGCGGGAATGGCTGATCGAAAAATTCGATCAGGATACCGCGGACCGGATCGTGCCGGACTGGTCGATTGAGGACATTAAAACACCGCCTCCTCAGGAGGCGGCACAACCGTCAATGTATAAGGAGGCAAAGACTATGAGCATAAAAGAAAAAATCAAAAGTATATTCACCAAGGCAATTGATGATCTGCCGGACGATCTCGGCGGCAATTCCGGCGCCGGAACCGGGGCGCAGAATTATAGCGAGACGGACATCGAGAGAATCAAAAAAGAGGCTGAGGAATCCGGGAAGAAAGCGGCCGCTCTCGAATTCGCGGAGCGCGAAAAGACCGCCCGCAAGGAAAGCCGGAAAAAAGAGATCAAAGAGTACTGCGAAAACCTGCAAAAAGAAGGCAAGGTCATCCCCGCCTGGATGAAGATGGGCATGGCGGAGTTTATGGGATCTCTCGACGGCGACGAAGTGATCGAGTTTGCCGAAGGCAAAAAAGACTCCCGGCTCGAATGGTTCAAAAAGTTTCTGGGCGAACTGCCCAAGGTGATCAATTTCAAAGAGGTTGCCACGAGAGACCAGGACACTGGCACGGGGAATGCGGGCGAAAAAATCCAGCAATATATCAGCGAAAAGCTGAAAGAGAATAAAAGCTGGACTTACAGCATGGCATTTTCCGAGGTGCAAAAAGAACATCCGGATCTGGCAAAGGAATATCAACAGGAAATCACCAACCCGGCGGCTGTGTAACCGGGTGAAATGATTCTATTACCAAAAACCATAAGGAGGTAAAAACATGGCAACCGAAAATCGCGTTTTAGACGAAACTAAAGAAGCCGCCGAGGATTTGAGCAATGACCAATATCGAATTGTAGTGCTCGACCCCACAAGTGAGAAGGTCCGTCGGCCGGATGCGACAACTGAAGTAGGCTACGGAGTTTTGCAAAACGCTCCCGGTTCAGGAGAGGCCGCTGTCGTGCGACTCATCGGGAAGAGCAAAATTCAACTGGGAGAAACCGTGGCAATCAATGAGTGGATCAAGCTCGAATATGTTGATGCCGCAGATGCCGGCAAGGGGTTAGATGCTGACGTCGCTCTCGATCTGGCAATCGGGCGATGCGTCAAAGGGGGAGATGAAGATGATCTGGGAGAAATACTTCTATCCGGAGCAGTTTACCAGGTTAACGCGGCATCGTAAAAAAATTCAAAAAACTTAAATTAGGAGGGTATAAAAATGCCACAGCCAAATACAAGAGAATTGATTGTTGCGGGGCCGCTCCAGAATGTGAGCATCGCCTATCGCAACCGAAGCTATGTCGCTGACAGGGTTTTCCCGATCATTGATAAAGTTTCTCCAAAAGCTAAAATCGCGCGCTATTTAAAAGGCGCCTGGTTCCGGGACGAAGCCGGCATCCGGGGACCCGGATCACGGGCAAACCGCGGAGGTTATCCGGCGGATTACCTCGATATCTCAACAAAGGAATTCGCCTTTGCAAAAGAGGTCACGGACGAAGATCGTAAGGCGGTGCAGGTTGCCGGGGGGCCACCGTTAAAGCCCGACCAGGATGCGATAGAATTTGCAACCGACAAAATCGACCTCAAAAAGGAACGCCGGGTTGCAGATTTAATTCTTTCCGGAACATGGTCAGGAGTCGCGGGGGAAGATGCCGCCGGTTTATGGGCGCCAAACGACGCGACCAATACGTTCGTTGTCGACGTGCTCGCGAGAATCGAGACCATCCGCAGCAGCACGGGCCTCAAGCCCAACGTCATGTGGATGGACCACGGCACATATAACACCCTCAAGAAAATCGACGCTCTCCTGGACCGGATAAAGTACACCCAGAGGGGCATCCTCTCCACGGATCTCATCGCGGCCATGTTCGACCTGGATGAGGTGCTCATCGGAGAGGCCATCTACTCGACGGCCAAGGAAACCAAAGCGGGCACGGAGTTCACGGCGGTTAATGTCTGGGAAAAGAACGCGGGCAAGGGGTCTGCATTCCTCTTTTATAGGCCGCCCGCGCCAGGACTTAAAATACCCTCTGCCGGATACCAGGCGAGAACGGCGTATGAGAATGGAGATGCCAGAAGGACAACCACCTGGAGAGAAGCGGCAGAACATCAGGACGTGTATGAAGTGGCGGAGGAATCGGATATTGTCCAGACCGGAACTGATCTCGGGTTCCTCTGGTATGACACGATTCTAACATAGAAATGATGAGGGCGGGACAATGCCCCGCCCTCAATAAAGGACTGCAAATGGCCTACTGTACCGAAACCGACATTAAAAAACAGCTTCCCGAAGAGCGGCTGATCGAGCTGGCCGATGATGATGGGGATGGGGTTGCCGATACCGGCGTGGTGGATAAGGTTATCGCTGACGCGGACGCGGAAATCGACACCTATTTATCCGGCCGCTATACCGTTCCGCTTTCTCCGGTGCCGCCGATTATCAATAAGGTTTCGGTTGATATATCTATCTGGAACCTTTTTTCCCGGCGGCAGGTTGCCGATGAGGTGGCAAAAGAACGATACCGGGCGGCGGTTGATTTATTAAAACTGATAGCCAAGGGTGATGTGTCGCTCGGTATTGTTCCCGAACCAGCGGGTGGAGAACAGCAGATTAAATCCAGCCGGGCAAAGTCTGACCGCACGTTTACCATCGGCCAGCATTCGACCAATGAACCCGGGAGCCTGGATAATTATTAACCCTAAGGCGTAAGGCGGAAATGTATACGATTACCGAAATAGAAAGCGGGATTATTAACCGGCTGAAGACTCAGCTTACCTATCTCAAAACCTGTAAATCGCTGGGAGAGGTGTTGAGCAATGACGCCGCTGATTTTGCCGTGCAAACTCCGGCCGCCTATGTGGTCTATGAGGGCGGGCGGTATGAGCACACAATGTCCGGCACACAGGATCGCTGGATGAATTTCGCGGTCATTGTGGTGGCAAAGAATTTACGGGGCGATGAAGAAGCCCGGCGGGGGCAAGGCACCGCAAAAGGAGCGTATGACCTGCTGGATGACGCGCGCGCGACATTGAGCAATAACGCGGTCGGATTGACCATTGATCCGCTTTTGCCGGTGGACGAAACCGCGATCGAGAACACCGAGAAGTCTGCAGCCTATGCGATCCGGTTTGCAACCCGGACCCGATATACCCTTTAACACAGGAGATTTAAAAATGGGACAAAAAGGCATGACTATTAACGTTCGGCAAGGGGGGCAAACTCTGATCCCGGCGCCCCCGGAAGAACAAGGCACGAGGAGCGCGGCACGAGGATCAAAAAATGAGGATAAAAAAACCTCGAACCTCGAACCTAATAAAGGAGGTGAATAACCATGTTAACCAGAAAAACAGTTATTCTGGCCAAAATAGAAACCGAATACGGCACTGATCCCACGCCCACGCCCGCGGCAAATGCCATATTGGTGAAGGATGTAGATATCAAGCCCAGCGGCGAGCTGGTTGAGCGGGATTTTCTGCGCTCCAGCCTTTCCCCCCTGCAGTTTGTGATGGGAATGAAAGAGGTGGATGTGACGTTTACCACTGAATTCAAGGGCACCGGCACCCGGGGCGCTTTGCCGGCATGGGGATGGGAGGGTACGCTTTTGCGGGCGTGCGGTCTGGATGAAACCATCACCGCGGACACAAAAATCGAATACCTGCCGGTCAGCGATAGTTTTGAATCAGTCACCCTTTATGTGTACAAAGACGGCATATTTCACAAGATCACCGGCTGCCGAGGCACCTTTACCATTAACGGCAGCGTCGGCAAATACCTGGAGGTCAAGTGGACCTTTAAGGGTTTGTATGTCGCTCCGGTTGATGCCACGCCCGCCGCGCAGACCTTTTCCAGCGTTATTCCGCCACTGCTTTTCAGCGCTGGCCTGACGCTCGATGCCTATTCGCCGGTAGCCACGGCCATCGAGATCTCGATGAATAACAACCTCGGCAAACGCACCGATCTGAACACGGCCACCGGCCTCAGAGAAATAATGATCACCGGCAGAAAGCCCGGCGGAAGTCTCGATCCCGAAACGGTTACCGAAGCCACATACGCGTTTTGGAATAAATGGGAAAACGCTACCGCCATTGCCCTTAATATCGGCCCTATCGGCAGCGCCCAGGGCAACATCATCACTATTACTGCTCCGAAGTTACAGTCGGAGGGACCCAGCTACGGAGACCGGGAAGGGTTGCTGACCTATCAGGTGCCGTTCCGGCTTTCCATGAACAGCGGAGACGACGAACTAAAAATAACCATCACATAACCTGTAGGAGCGAACGGCCGTTCGTCTTTACAATTGATCATTAAATTTTACGGAGGAAATTATGCCACGCATTACCGCGCCAGATGTAATCAACGAGTTAAAAATAAACGATGCTATTTCAGGGGAAACCATCTCCCTGTTTTATCGCCTGCCCACCACTGAAGAGCGCGTGCGATATGGCAAGGCAAGCATCCGCCGCGAAGGCAATAAAATCAAAAACGAGATCGTGGAAGCCCGTCAGAAATACGGAAAATTGATTTTGACCGGCATAAAAGACGGAGATTTTGTAAAAATCGAAAACGGCAAAGAAGTGTCTTATTCCTCGAATCCGCAGTCACCGGATTATGACTCCAACTGGAAAGAGTTGGTTTGCCGGTACGCGAGCGATCTGGTCGAATTCATGGCGCTCCAGATTTTTGAGGGCAATAGCCGGGATATTGATATCTTCAGCGGCGGAGAAGAAGCTGGGGAGGACGCCGAAAAAAACTCATAGCGGAGGTCCGGGCGATCTACACCGGAAACCTCTGCACCGAAAAAGAGAAAAAAAATTGTTCAGGCGCGTTCGGCGAAGGAAATATAGAGGAAATATGTAATAGGTGCGGGCTGATCAAGGAACTGAACGAATGGACGATCCATATACTGGACATACGAAGATTGCAAAAAGCCGGGTACCCTTTTAAAGCGAACGATTTAACCCTTGAAGAATGGCAGGACTTGGGAGAAGTAAACGAATTGATTGAGCAGCTCAAAAAAGAACGAATGATGAAAATGAGAATGTTTTAATCATGGCCAATTCCAACACCATCCAACTAACGCTCAAAGTAAAAGACGACGGGTCTGTGGTCATTGACCAGGCCGCGGGCAAAATAGAGCAGTTTGGGAAAAAGAATCAGACGGCCGCGCACACCTCCGCGTCTGCCTGGCAAAAGGTTAAATCAGCGTGGCTGGAAATCATTGGCACCATTTATGCGATGCAAAAAGCCTGGGATTATATGGATATGGCCGCCAAAGCTGAGCAGGCGGAGGTTGCGTTTAGAAACATAACCCAATCGGTGGGCGTTAACGCAGATACAATGATCGAAAAAATGAGGGAGGCCTCACGGAATACCATTGATGATTCTCATCTTATGCAGAAAGCTCTCAAGGCAATAGCTCAGGATGTTGATCCAAATAAAATACCGCAGTTATTTGACGCAGCCCGGGTTGGTGCGGTCAAAGCGGGCGAAGACATCGGTGATGTCGCCGACCAGATTATTGACGCGATTGCTAATGAAATGCCGCGGGGTCTCAGAAAGTTTGGACTCATCACTAAAGAGCAGATGAGCCTATTTAACAAAGCGGTTGCCGGAGGTGCGGAAAATCTTAATCTGTTGGATCTGGTTATTGCCAACGCGGAATTACAGGAGGCAAAACTGGCTCTCCAAACCAGCAGTTCTGCGATAGCCATGCAGCAATTCAAGGCACAATGTGATGAAATTAAGGAAACTATTGGGGGATGGCTTTTAACCGGCCTACAAAAACTTTTAGGATTATTACAATGGGTGGCCGCGGGAGCTTCTATGGCGGCAGCAGGTTTTGTTGCCCTGGGGGCGGGAGTAAATTTTGCCCTGGCAGCAATAAACGAAAAATTGGGAAGGACTGATGCTGCCAAAAGGTTTAGAGCAGAAGCAGAAGAGATGAAAAAAATAGCTGATGCCTGGAGCGGATCGGCAGATGAATTAATGGCAAAGGCTATGGGCAACCTTACCGGCCAGGTTGAGGATGCCAGCGGCAAAACCAAGGGCGATTGGAAAAAACAGCAGGCGGACGCCCAAAAACGGATTGACGCCTGGATGGCTCAGGCCAAAGCGGCGGCGGAGGCTGCTAAAAAATCACAGGAATTAGAAAACGCCATAAAAAAGATCACAGAAGCGCCCCGGCAGTCACGAGAAAATATCGTGGGCATTCAACAAGGCTCCTATGCCAAAGAAATGCTCACAATTCAAAATGAGGTGGCGGAGTACCGGAAAGCCGGGGTTTCTAAAACAAAAATCGAAGAATTCGTGGCCGCCCGAATTGCTGAAATCAGAGCGGCAGCGGCAAAAAAAATACAGGATGACACGCAATCATCACTGGAAAACATTACGGGGCTGCAGGAAGGCGCTCAGGCGCAAGAGATGGCCGCTCTCGACAGAAAAGTTGAGGAATACCGTAAAGAAGGCGCGACAGAAATTGATATAGCTAACTATGTCGCCGCCAGAAAAAGAGAAATTGGACTGTCAGTATCGAAAGAGAGGCTCGATGCGGAACGAGATTTATATAAGGACTTGAGGGGGTATTCTGGTGAATATTTTGAAGCCACGGTAAAGCTAATTGACGAACAGGCCAGAAAATATCGGGCGCTCGGCATTGATGAAGCGGCTGTGGCAGCCTGGGTAAAGGAAGAGACCATCAATGCCTATATTGAGATGGGCGAAAAAAGTGATGATTGGGTTGCCGGAGTTGAAGCAGGTCTTTTGAGAATTAAAAAGGAGGCAATGACAACCGGAAAAGCCATGAGCGAGATGGTAGCGGAATTTGCCAATCAGTCGAGCAATACGCTTTCAACCATGTTGTTTGACCGGTGGAAAGGACAGACAAAATCGTTTAAAGAGTATTGGACTTCTTTTATCGATTCGTTGGCAAAGAAGTGGTTTGACGTGTCATCTCAAAAATTTGTTGATGATATGATGATTAAACTTCAGGGATGGTTAAGCAACAAGACCAACCCTGCGGGACAAAATAAAAGCTCTGGCGGTTTTATGGGGTGGCTGGGATCACTTTTAGGCGGAGGGAGTAAAAGCCCTGCGTCAATAGCCAACGCCAGCGCATACACCATTACCACGACCGGAAATATTTATATTAATGGTGTAGTCGCGGGTGGAGCCGGGATTCCGGGAGCTGGAGCGCCCACCGGCCCAGGCCCCACAACCGAAGGTACGGGCGGAAAAACCGAAAGCTGGCTTAGCTCACTGTGGAGTAAATTTACCGATTTCTTTTCCTCTCTTTTTAACAAAATACAGGGGTTGTTCAGCTCCTTATCAGGTTGGCTTTCTCAGTTATTCAGTTCCCTATCGAGCGGATTATCGAGTTTGTTAGGTTCTATGGGGTCAATGTTCGGAGGTGGTGGCGGCGGCGGAAGGGGGATTTTGGGCGGACTTATGGGGGGATTAGGAGGATTATTTGGAGGCGGCGGTAGTGCTGCAATGGCGGGCGGAGCGGGAAGCATGTTTGGGGGGCTGCCCTTTATGGCCGCTCTCGGATTTGCCGAGGGCGGCTGGATCCCGGAGCCGGTTCTTGGCCGCGGGCTTTCAACCGGACGCTATTATTCGTTCGCCGAGCGCGAGCCGGAGCGAGTAATGACGCAACGGGATCTCCGCACAATTAATACCGGAGCCGATCGAGGTGCTTCACAAGGAATCACAGTCTTTAATCGTTTCAATATTGTAAGTCCAAATCCTAACAGCTTTAGAAAATCAGAAGGACAGATAATGACCGATTTTAATCGGGCGATGTCACGCTCCCGGAGATACGAATAATGGGCTTTCATGAGGTGCAGTTTCCAACCGATATTTCGTATGGGTCGGTTTTTACGGTTGAAGATCAGGTAGTGGTGATTGAAAACGGCGCAGGCAATATTTCCACCTGGCAGCAGTGGACTAACCCCCGCATGAAAGCAAATATTGCCTGGGCGGTAAAAACCAATGCGGAGCTGGCGGCCCTGCTCGCCTTTTTTCATGCCCGGCGAGGACCGGCAAACGGTTTCCGGGTTAAAAACTGGAGAGATTATACCGGAACCAGCCAGACGGCGACCATGATTACCACACGCACCTATCAGATTTGCAAACTCTATTCCGATGCCGGAGGAAGTTATACTAAAGAGATCAAAAAGCTGGTCTCCGGAACCCTCAAAGTTTACGACAATGGCACGCTTAAATCGACCCCTGCCGACTATACCGTTGATATTACTACCGGGATTATTACATTTACCTATGATCCGGTGACCCCGGTCACCTGTGACTTTGAATACGATATACCGATGCGATTTGTGGATAGTGAGCTGCCGCAAACACTCGATAGCTACGGAATTAATTCGGTGAAGGAAATCAACATGGTTGAGGTGCGATTGTAATGAAATCGGCGACATTTTCCCCTGACCCCGGACAACGGAAAACGGCGAACGGTGAACAAATAATATGAAAACCATTTCTCCGGCATTGCAAACACATCTTGAGGGCGACAACCTCACCCTCGCCTTCTGTTGGAAAATCACCCGGCAGGACGGGGTAACTCTCGGTTTTACCTCGCACGATAAAGACATTGTTTATGACGGCGTGACCTATGAAGCGGCTACCGGCGGAGACCGTACGGCCATTTCAACAACCTCCCAAATGAATCCTGACCAAGTTGATTTGGAAGGATTATTATTTGATGAGGGAGATGGGGTTTTGGAGAACGATTTGCGCGAGGGCAAATACGACTACGCCGAGATCTGGTTATTCCTGATCAACTTCATGAACACCGGCATGGGGATCATCAAGCTGCGGCGCGGGCGGTTCGGAAAGGTTAAAATAGAACAAGGTAAATATACCGCCTCCATCACCAGCATGACGGATTATTTTTCCAAAAAAATGTGCGAGGCATACAGCGCGGAATGCCGGGCGGATCTGGGTGATTCCCGGTGCGGCGTTAATCTGACTGCCCTCAAAGTCACCGGCGCGGTGACCGGCGTGACGGACAACCGGGTATTTGCCGACAGTTCTCGCACCGAGGCTAACGATTATTTTAATTACGGTTATATTCATTGGCTCACGGGTGATAACGCCGGGCTGTCAATGGAGGTTAAAGATTGGGGTTTAAGTACGACAACGTTTACTCTATTCCTCGCGATGCCGAAAACGATTCAAATCGGCGATACCTACGAGGCCTATCCCGGATGTGATAAAAAAGTGAGCACCTGTGAAGATAAATACGACAATGTAATAAATTTTAGGGGTGAGCCGTTTGTGCCTCCCGAAAGCGTTATAAATCAATCTCCGGATGCAGAGGACTAATTTTACATGTGGGGTTTCCTTTTTGCGATAGGGCTTTCATTTTTAGGAAAGCTTTTTAACAAGCCGGTTAAACAATACGGCCCGCGCCTGGAAGACCGGCGAGTAACCGCGAAAACGTATGGGGAACCGATTAGGCGCGGATGGGGGGCAAATCGCTGGGAGGGTAAATATATATGGGTGGAAGGAAATCAATTAAGGGAAAAAAAGAAATCGAAGACCAGCGGCGGGGTAACGACAGTTACCTACCATTACTATGCGACCTTCGCGGTGTCATGGGGGTCCGGGCCGATTACCGCCATACGGCGGATTTGGCTCAATGATAAGCTGGTCTATAATGTTATGCCCGACAATAAAAAAGTGGCAAAAAAAATAGTTGACAGCATGACCCATTACCTTGGAGACCAAACCCAAGAGACTGACCCCTACATGGAAAGCGTTGAAGGCATCGGCAAAGTCCCGTCTTATCGAGGCCAGGCTTACACGTTGTTTAAAAATGTCCGTTTAGACGATTTTGGCAGCCAATTACCGTCTAAAGTCGAGGCCGAAGTGGTGGCATCGGGCGACATAGTTAATGATTTGGATATTTTTGAGTTGCCTGAGAATCCGAATACAGATGCGATATATTTTAAACCGTGGGGCATGCCGGAAATTATATATGCTATAGGTGGTTCAACAGTAATTGTGGTGGATATTTACGATCAGTCCGTTCAAAAATATTTTCCGGCTTCTGAAAGTGACATTGGAGGGGGTGATTGGTGTTTCGATTTTTTTGGGTACGCTTACGCCTGGGGGTTTGGAGCCTATGGTTTTGTGACCGTCCCCCTTGTAAAGTACAGCAAAGACTTTAAATACCTGGGGTGGACAGTTGATTATCAGGGCAATAAAGCCGGGACAGATCAACCCAGTGGTGGTTACTGCGTATCATTTGTCGATTACATGGGAGTATCATTGCCCTACATTTGGATTTTAGGGGGAATATCGGGAACCGTAATTGAAGGGGTGCAGCCGTTTATTTTTGGGCAAAGTCTTATGGGGGGCAAAACGCTTATTTTAGACGGTGATATGTGGTTGACCTATCTATTAAATCCTATTCCTAACCCGGCGACAACTGGTTACGGCTGCGAGGTTTTACAGGGCGCGGTGGACAAAAATGGTGATTGCTGGGCTGTTTGCGGGGTGCCATCAATGGGGCATACAGGAGGGTTTTTAATACACTGTATGATCCCGCCGGTTGTGGAATTATTGGATGCCCTCTTTATCCCATATTTTGGCAATGAAAAATTTGATATTTCTCCCTCCGATCTGGAATATCCTCTTTACATAACTTATTTCCAAAATAAAACAGGGGATGATTTTCTCATTGTGGGCGGTCAACATAGTGGTGTCGGGCGGCTGATTAAATATTCACTCAATTCTAAAACAGTAGTTTCCACGCTTGATTTTTCCTCCACGCTAAGAAGTGGCAACTCTGCCGCTTTTAAAAATGGTCCCAGCTCGGGGGGGATTTTTTGGCTGGTTTTGGAAAGCGGGTACGCGTGGGTGGTCGATTGTAATACCCTCACGATATTACGGCAAGTAACCTGTAGTAGTTTGGGATTTACGGGCACTCCTAACCAGTTGCTTATTGATGATGAAGGTTTAGCATTGTGGGGTCGTGGCACAAATAGTGGTTGGGTGATGTACATCGATCGAGTTAGTGCCGATAAAGTTACTTTATCAAGTATTATAACAGAAATTGCCGAGCAGATGGACCTGACTGCCGCAGACATTGATGTCTCCGGACTGACCGGTATTGATGTTGACGGCTTTACCGTTACTGGAGAAACAACCGGCAGAAATGCCGTGGAAACGCTTCAATTGGCGTATTTTTTCGACGGCGTGGAAAGTGACTGGAAACTTAAATTTCCACTGAGGTCGGGAGTATCAGATGGAACAATTGACGAAGATGATTTGGGTGCGCATATATTCGGAGAGACCAGAACAGAACGGCTCCTTACCAATCGGGAAATTGACATTGACCTCCCCCAAACAATCGAAGCCAAATACCTCGACATTGATCAAGCGCACGAAAGTAAAACCCAATTTTCTACTCGCGTCCCAACAACTATGTATTCGCGCAATCGGGAAACAATTGATTTACCCATTGTGATGGATAAAGACCTTGCCAAACAAACAACTGAAAAATTACTTTATCTCACCTGGCTGCAAAAAGAAGGCGAATATAATTTTAATTTGCCCTGGAAATACCTGAAGTACGATCCCGCCGACTTGCTCACCGTGCCGTACAAAGAGAATAATTATTTGTTGCGATTACTGGAAATTCAACTCGGAGCAAATCTTTTAAGTGAATATAAAGCCCTACCTGATGCTGATTATTGCTACATCTCTAATGCAGTGGGCACAACCCAGAGCGCAGTTGAAGGTGAGGTAGAAGAAGGAGAAAAAAATTCCCAGGGTCAGCTCGATCCGTATTTTTTAGATATTCCGATGATTAATGACAGAGATGATGATTGCGGATTTTATCTGGCTGCTCGGTCTTCCTATTACTGGTACGGAGCTAAAATTTTGGAATCCAACGACGGCATCAAAAATTTTGACCAGATGGGTAGTATCGAAGATGAGTCTGTGGTTGGGCGTTGCCTATCCGCGCTTGGATCGGTTGGGAGCGTGGGGTCATTTGACTTGATTAACTCTTTAACTGTCCAGCTTTATGATTCTGATGCTGTTTTAGAGGACGCGACGGAAGCGGACGTATTAAACGGAGCAAACATATTCTTAGTGGGTGATGAAATTATACGGTTTATGAATGTTACTGACAATGGGAGTGGAAGCTGGACAATCTCAACCCTGATGAGAGGATTGCGAGGCACGGAATGGGCGGTGGGGGAGCATACCACGGGCGAGCGGTTCGTTATGCTGAATGACTCGAAAAAGCACGATCGAATCAAGCTACAATCGGACGATATAGAACAAACGAGATTTTATGTGGTGATGCCGCCGGATGCCGATCGAGGCGACCATCAGACCATACCGTTTGTGTGTAATGCGGTCGGCAAAAAACCTTATGCGCCCTGCCATGTTGGGGGCACGCGGGATGGAAGCAATAACCTGACTATCACCTGGATTCGACGAACCAGAATCGGCGGAGAGTGGCGAGACAACTCAGACGTGCCCTTAGGAGAATCCACGAAAAGTTATGAAGTGGATATTTACAAAAGCGGTTCGGTCGTGCGGACAATAACCGCGACCACCGAATCGGCGAGCTATACGGCCGCTCAGCAGACCGCAGACGGCATTACGCCCGGAAGCCCGGTTGATCTGATAATCTATCAGATTTCAGCGATCGTGGACCGGGGTTACGGGGCAGCGGCAACCGTTTAATTTGTAGGGGCGCATTGCCATGCGCCCGAAGGGAAAATATTATGACCGATTTTTTGCAGATTACCGACATGACTGAAAGTCAGGCATCAAAATATCTGACGCACAACCAGGCAAACCACCGGCTGGCAGTCATGTCTCAGATATTGATTATTGACCGCGATTTAACCGCACCTCCAGGCAGCCCCAGCAATGGGCAGGTCTATATCCCCAAAGCGACCGCGACCGGCGCATGGGCCGGAAAAGAAAATTACGTGGCGATTTACGATAACGGGTGGATATTTTTAGCTCCGGCCGAAGGCTGGCGGGCATACGTGCAGGATGAGGATGTTGAAATTAATTACAATGGCAGCGCGTGGAAACTAAAACATCCTGAAAAGGTGGTGCAGACAATTACCTGCGCCGACAATGTCACCATTGACTGGTCTCTCGGCGGGATCGGCAAAATGACCTTCGACCGGGCGACGGTAGCCTTTACTTTTTCCGGCGCGGCTGATGGGCAAAAATGCCAACTTCTTTTAAAACAGGATGCCACTGGAGGACGGACGGTCACATTCGGCGCTGAGGTGCGCGGCAGTGACGACCTGCCGTCACCGCCGACATTATCATCCGGGGCGAATAAACTTGACCGTCTCGGTTACGTCTATAACGGAACGGACTCAAAATATGATTTTGTGGCGATCAATAAAGGGTATTAACCGTGGGTAACGATTTTTCTCAGGATATTTTTTGTAAGGCTCTTTGGCGCATGGAAAACGGGGCCCTTACCGTAGATTCCATAAGCACGAACACGCTATCAAATACCGGGGTGGTTAATTCTACAACCAGCTATAAGGAAGGTTCAGATTCTGCCAAACTTAATGATACGGCTGCAAAAAATAGACTTTCAATTTCCAGCGCAAATCAATGCGCCGGGTTCCCGCTTAAAAGTGGCGATACGGTAAAGAGATTTTCGGGGTGTTGCTGGTTTTATCTCAGCGGAACGCCCTCCGGTTATCCACTTCTTTTCGGGAATGCTGAATGGAATGGAGTTGGGAGTTGCCTCTTTGTGGGGTTTAAAAATTCGACCACTCAGTTTAGGGTCGCTTGGGGATATGGAACCGTTCAACAACAGGAAGAATGGGTGGTGGCTACCTTAAGCACAGGACGGTGGTATCATGTTGGATTGGTACTCGATGGGGTAACCAAAAAGATGGTCGTGCGTATTTGGGATGATACCGCTCAAACCGCTACAACTTACACTCATACTTTTTCCAATACCCTTACCGTCCGGTCAAGCAATTCTTTTTATATCGGTTGCGATCCCACGGATAGCCCAAATTCCGTTCCCGCACTGGTTGATGAGTTGGTTTTGTTTAACCGAAATTTAGTAATAGCTGAGATAGATGCAATTCGGGGAGGAACATTTTCCGGGATTGGGTATATTCCTACCGCAATGAATCTTTCTGTAGTTGGGTCTCCTACTTATTTTGACCCAGATCCCTCAGGTTTGAATGATTTTTCTGAAAACTTTTCCGCCGATAACGGACAATTCACTAAATTTACCGAAAACAATGCTGGTTCCACGTCTATTGCAAACAATAAATTTACCATTGCACAGACCACTTCGGGATCACCACAAAGCGATTATGTAGCAGAAAATACCAGTTCTTTTTCGATGCCGCAGGCATTTATAGAAGCTCAAATCGACTCATTTTCAGGAGATTCCGCCAACTGGCGAGCCGGGGTTGTTTTGATTAAGGATGCAGATAACTTTGTGAAAGTTGTTTATGAAAGCGATAACACTTGCGTCCATATAACATGGAAATTTGGGGGAAGTGGTTCTTCAGGGACAGCCTCTTTCAGCATAACATTAACTCCTCCGTTTAAAATCGGATTGAGTATTGTGGGGAATTCATTGTGTGCATGGTACGATTCCGGATCGGGATGGACGTATGCTTGCAAACAGGCTTCTTCGACAACAGATTTAAGAGGATCAACTGCGTTGTCGGGCTACATGGCGGGATTTTTTGCCTTAAAAACCAGTGGGACATCCACTATTGCTTTTTCAAATTTCAAATGTGGCAGGTTTGGGGGAGTCGGGCTTAGAGATACGCGGGTTGTCACAAATGAAGACGGTACGCCTTATATAGATGGAACCACCATTCTTTTTACTGCCACTGCTTCTGACCCAGCAGGGTCATATTATGATTCTTTTACATCTCAAACCACACCTTCTGGATATTGCGGAGTTTTCTCTCTTGATCTCGGTGACTATACCATTACCCAATTGGCTGTAATTATGGTTTCTCGAAGTAGCAAAATCATGAACGACCATGCAGCCCATATTATAAGGCATAACAATGGTGACAGGAGGCTGTTTATTTCACGATGGGGTGACGGACTTTTAACCACAATCACCGCTGACCATAAACTATTTACTACCGGAGATATCCTTTCCGGCACGAATGTGGTTAGTGGATTGTCTGCCCTAAGCCTTCCGACAACCAGCGGAGGGGCCGGCGCCTTCGATCTCATGTCCGCCTACGATAGCGCAAATTCCCGATGGTTAATTGCATACACCACTTGGGATTCTGGAGGGAGCCAACGGCCTGCCTTGGCTTATTCAACAGATTTAAGTTCGTTTACCTCAATTAGCATTGATACCAATAACAGGGCAGAGGGAACATGTCTACAAAATTTTGACGGTACTTTTTGGATTATCGCTCAAACCTATAAGGCTAATAGTTCATTGGTCTATGATGTTGGAATGAATCTTTTGATCTCTACTTTAGTCGCCACCTTTGACGGCGACCCGGATACCAGCCCTTGGCCGATGGTGTTTTTATTCGGTGGGCACTTTTACATGCTCACATTTAATAAAACCAGAGCATCATCCAATAATACTTGGACATGGGGTCAGCCCAAAATTGAGAAGGATAGTATCTACTCGGTCGGCAATGACGTCGATGAAATGGTTATTCAGCCGGTTTGTGATGAGGTAACCAGCTCAATTTATAATGTCGATGAAATTATCTGTGAGTTGATTTGTGATGTTGTCACTAAAGTAAGTGGCGGTGATTATTTAATGTTTTTAGTTTTTTAGGAGGGTTTTATGAAAAAAATATTTTTCTCTTTAGTTTTCGTTTTTCTTTTTGCGTTACGAACTTTTGCAGCAGGAACAGCGGAGCTTTCCGTCTACTGGTCAAGGACTGCTGACATGATAGGTACAGAACCAACTCAGACATGCTTACAGTGGGATTGTGTACCTGACGCAAATGGGACTCTTAATATTTCTGCTGCCGATGTGGTTAAGAAGATAGATAGTCCTGTTCTTTTGGAGTGGGTTGATACTGCCATGTGGACATTCTGTGAATACATTTCTCAAGTAGAAGTGGCAGTTGATGGTTGCTATGGCTGGAAAGTGCAATTAAAAAATGATTTAGGAAATGACATACTGGACAAATTGGTCGGTAAATCTACCACGCAAATAGGCGGTAGAATAATTCAACTTCAATTAGGCATTCAGGTAATGAACCTACCGGTCCCTTACGCTACTGGGATGAGACAGAAAAATACTCAAGGAATTTATGAGCCTAAGCCATTTAAACTAAGAATTATATTATTTAGATAAGGAGAAAAAATGGGGAAATTAATACCCGATGATGAAAAAGACTTACTATTGGCGGACATTGCCGACAATGGTAATAAGCTCGACCTCTGTTCTGCCCAGCCTGCTAACTATGCCGGAATAGCCGCGGTTTCTCTCGGCCAAGTAACGCTGACCACCGGAGACGGTAACGGTGACTATACTATCGGCGATGGGGATACAAGTGGAAGAAAGCTGACAGTTGCGGCACAGACGATTACGGGGACCGGGACAAACACGGCAACACATGTGGTAATTTCTGATTCGGTAAATTCGGAGATTAAGGCAATCAGCACCTGTAATATCCCGGTGATAGATGAAGTAGAATGTCCTCTTAATCCATTTGATATATTGGAGATCAGGGACCCGAGCTGATGAATAATTATTCTCAACATCGTGAGGCTATCAAGTCCGGAGACGTGATCCTCTGGAAGGGCACGGGAGCGATCTCGCGCCTGATCCGGCTTTACGGCGGTTACAGCCACGCTTCGCTGGTGATCCGGCTGGAAGAGTTTAAAGGCTTGACCGATCGCCGGTTTATTCTTGAAGCCAACGCGTCAGGCATTGAGCTGCGTATTTTATCGTGGAGGGTTAAAAAATATGACGGTGAAGCCTGGTGGCTGCCGCTCAAAAAAGAATATTGTGGCGCGCGTGAACAAATCGTCACCTGGGCGCTTGATCAGGTCGGCACGCCGTATGATTTTGGCTCGGTAATTAAAAATATTTTTGGCCGGGTCTCGGCGGATTGCACGAGGTATTTTTGCAGCGAGTTTGTTTTTCTGGCGTATCGAGCCGCCGGGCTGGTGGAAGGTAAAACCGCTCCCCGGCCGGGCGATATCGCCAAATGGGATGTTTTAAACGAGCCGGTACGGCTCAAATAGAAAGGAGTTCGCATGAAAAAAATATTCTATTATTTTGAGTTCGAACTGTTTTGTGTTTATTTTATTACTGTTTTGGTTGTTTGGGGGTTGATTTTTTCAAGTGGGTGTACCACCATGACCATCCACAAAGAACAGTACGATAGTACGGGGAAAATAGTGATTGCAAAAATGGATATAACGGCCAAAAAACCGCCTTTTGTAAACCAGGTAATAACCTGGAGTGATTTACTCGGCACGTATAATGCCGACACAAGCACACAGTTGAGCGGTTTTATGACCAATATCTTGAATGCGGCGGCAGCTTATGGCGCAGTGGCAGCTAAGACTCAAGGCGTTCCCGCAACCGCTCCAGTGATACCGGATTCTCAGACGGTTGCGACTCCTGCACCATTGGTTTCGACGCCGCAGGCCACTATAACTCAATCAGATCAATCATTAAAATAAAAGGAAAGTTCGGGGCAGAGATTGTGATGGATCTCTGCCACCGCCGCACTGGCACCACCCAGCGCAGTCCGCATAATGCGGAAACTCTCCACCATCGGGATGAGAAAAGATGGTGTGGGAATAATAACACAAGTTATTTTTCTGCACAAGGAGGTGTCCAGTGGACAGTCCATTAGCGTACATCGGCGGCAAAAGTAAGCTGGCAAAAACAATAATTGAGATGATCCCGGAGCACAAAATGTACTGTGAGGTCTTTGCCGGGGCAGCGTGGGTATTTTTTCGCAAAGAACCCTCTAAATTTGAAGTTATCAATGATCTGGATAGCGATCTGATTTGCTTTTACCGTGTATTACAGCATCATTTAGAGGAGTTTTTAAAACAATTTAAATGGATTTTATCATCGAGAGAATGGTTCGAGGATTTTAAGCGGCAGCAAGTTGCCGGGGGTTTGACTGATATCCAACGAGCAGCCCATTATTATTATCTCCAGCGGCACGCGTTCAGCGCAAAGGTGGTGGGTAGAAACTTTGGGATGAGACCCTTGCATAGACCCGGGATTAATCTGCTTCGGCTGGAAGAGGAGTTATCAGAAGTCCATTTGAGGTTGTCTCAGGTTACGATTGAAAATCTCCCGTACCAGAAATTTTTGGTTTATTATGATCGTGCTGAGGCCTTTTTTATCTCGATCCGCCCTATTGGAAGGCTCCCTGGTATAAGTTTAATATGGAACTGCCTGATTATAAAGAGATGGCGGATAAGCTGGCCAAAATCAAAGCGCAATTCGTTCTGAGTATCAATGATGCGCAGGAGATCAGGGAAATATTTAAAGGATTTAAAATTAAGCCGGTATCGACAATTTATACTCTAAATAGGGGTAATCACAGCGAAGGGAAAGAATTGTTAATTAGTAATTTTTAAAAAAGAAGGTTTTTATGCCTTAATGAATTTGTTTTTTTAGGGGAAAAATCGGCTTCGGCCATAAGAATTTTGGGGATAAAATACCTGCTGATTTTGAAGTCAAAAATCAGACAGGTTTTGTGTTGCCTGAAAAATACCCCTGGGAAATTGTGCCCGATTTCATTAATTTGTCGCCGTTTTTGTTACAATTTGTCGCCGATTCTATTAAATCCGACACTTACTATGGAAGCAAAATGGTAGCAAGCCAATAAAAAAGGACTTAACAAAATAGCTAAGTCCCTGAATTTATTTAAGGGCGATAAGGGATTCGAACCCTTGACCTTTGGCTCCGGAGGCCAACGCTCTATCCAGGCTGAGCTAATCGCCCTGAAAAAAATATTTTAGCTGTTTCCTCTGATTCTGTCAACTTAAATTTTACCCCATTAGAAAAGTCTCAGTTACCCAGTTAGATATCAAATAGCTAACGGGGCAAGCGGGATGAATGCCCCGTGTGAAAGCTTCCTTCTAACAGGGTTTACTCTCCCTTGCCTCCAAATTTTTTTCCCTTTTGCGCATAGTCAAAAAACCTTTTTTGTGATAAAGTGTTATCCAGAATTTTTTTAACTGCAAAAATATTTTTCGCCCAGAGGCCAGCATGAACCTTCACCCGCTCGCGGGAAAACCCGCTCCACTGGAAATTCTCATTGATGTTTCCGCTCTTGAAAAAGCCTACTATGAAGGCCAGCCGGATATGAGTGACCAAAATCAACAAGTAAGTTTCGGCACCAGTGGCCATCGAGGCAGTCCCTTAGAAGGCACCTTTACCGAAGCTCATATTCTGGCTATTACCCAAGCGATTTGTGACTACCGGAGCACCCAAGGCATCACCGGCCCTCTTTTTGTGGCCAAAGACACTCATGCGGTTTCTACCCCTGCCCAACGTACTGCGCTGGAAGTCTTAGCCGCCAATGGTGTTGAGACCATTATTCAGTCCGAGGATGGTTTCACTCCTACACCGGTTATATCGAGAGCTATCCTGGTTTATAACCGGGAGCGACAAGAGCGCACAGCGGATGGTATTATTATCACTCCCTCGCACAACCCGCCGGCTGATGGCGGTTTCAAATACAATCCGCCTAACGGCGGGCCGGCTGACACGGATATAACCGGTTGGATTCAAGACCACGCAAATGAGATACTCAGGGAGCATAACAAAAAGGTAAGGCGGATGCCTTATGCGTTAGCGCTTAAAGCTTCTGCCACCCGCGAGGAAGATTTCGTCCTGCCCTACGTAAAAGATTTAGCGGCAGTCATTGATATGGATATCATTCGCTCCGCGGAAGTTAAAATCGGCATTGATCCGCTGGGCGGTTCTTCGATTGCGTATTGGGAACCGGTCAAGCGTCACTTTGGGTTTGACCTTACTATTGTTAATCCTGCTATTGATCCGACCTTTCGTTTTATGACGGTTGACCATGACGGCAAAATTCGAATGGATTGTTCCAGCCCCTATGCCATGGAGAGTCTGGTAAGCTTAAAAGATCATTTTGATATCGCCTTTGGCACCGATACTGACGCGGACCGGCACGGCGTTGTCACCCGTTCTATGGGCCTCATGAATCCCAATCACTATCTGGCAGTAGCAATACATTATCTGCTTACCCATCGGCCTGAATGGCCGGCAACGTCAGTTGTCGGAAAAACCCTGGTCAGCAGCAGTCTCATTGACCGGGTGGTTGTAAACTTGCGCCGAAATCTTTGGGAAGTGCCGGTCGGTTTTAAGTGGTTTGCTCCGGGATTGTATGACGGCTCCTGTTGCTTTGGGGGTGAAGAAAGCGCGGGCGGTAGTTTTCTCCGCAAAAATGGCACGGTCTGGACCACCGACAAAGACGGCCTCATTTTCGGTTTGCTTGCTGCCGAGATTACCGCGCGTACCGGAAAAAATCCGGGCGAGCATTATCATGAGCTTATCTCGCGGCTGGGAACTCCTTACTATTCCCGTATTGATGCCCCGGCAACGCCGGAACAAAAAAACGCCTTTAAACGCCTCACCCCCGACATTGTAGCCGCGAAAGAACTGGCGGGCGAACCTGTCCTTGCAAAGCTTACGCATGCTCCCGGCAACAAAGCGCCTATCGGTGGTTTGAAGGTGGCGACAAAAAACGGGTGGTTTGCAGCCCGCCCTTCAGGAACTGAAAATATTTACAAGCTCTACGCGGAAAGTTTTAAGAGCCAAGCTCACCTCAATGCTATTATTGAACAGGCTCAGCAGATTATAAAAAACGCTTTGGAAGGTAACTAAAAAGGCTGAGAAAGAAAGGGGCGTCACGATGTTAAAGAGAATGAATCCCACTAAAACCAAAACCTGGCAAAGCCTCTTATCCCATCTCGAAAAGATAAAAACCACTAACCTGCGAGATCTTTTCACTCAAGACCCGGCGCGGTTTCAAAAATTTTCTCTCCAATTTAATGATATTTTGGTGGATTATTCGAAGAATCGGATTACTGAAGAAACCATAGGTCTTTTAATTGCGTTAGCTCAAGAAATAGATTTATCGGATGCTGTCGAAAAAATGTTTGCGGGCGATAAAATCAATGAAACTGAAAATCGAGCGGTCTTGCACGTTGCCTTGAGAAACCGGAAAAACACACCGATTTACCTTGACGGCAAAGATGTGATGTTACAGGTCAATGAAGTCCTTCAAAAAATAAAAACCTTCTCAGAACAGATAATTTCCGGTAAGTGGAAAGGATATACCGGCAAGAAGATCTCTGATCTGGTTAATGTCGGGATCGGAGGATCAAACCTTGGGCCTCTTATGGTGACTGAGTGTTTACGGCCTTATGCTCAGGAAGGTCT